AGGACCTATCAAACCCTTGTAAGGACAAGGAGTACCAGCATTTTGCATGGCTTCAAAAACTCTAGCGTCTTGGCAAAGAATCGAAACAGCAGCAACTTTCATACCACTATCGTATAAATATTTTGACAATTTTAATCTTTCACAATTTTCATCGCGCACTGATTTACCACCGGACAAACCAAATAGCTGGCCTTGAAAAGCTCCTGATACACCAGTAGTACAAAGATCCTGTGAATAGGACATGATGCTAGGTGCGATAGCAGAAGCTGGTGGCGAAGTAATATCTTGTTCTATCTTTTGCGTGGAGTTAGACGTGTTGTTATTAGTATTCGTTGTTGTATTAGTGTTTGTATTTACGTTTTGATTGTTAGTGTTTACTTCAGAAGTGCTAGTGCTGGTATTGTTATTAGTCGAAGTATTAGTATTTACATTAGTATTATTGTTAGTCACATTTTGAGTAGCAGTAGAATTAACAGTGCTAGTGCTAGTATTGATACTAGTGCTTGAACTAGTGTTGGTATTTGTATTAGTAGAGACATTGGTATTAGTGTTGTTATTAGTATTTGTATTAGTGTTGGTGTTATTGTTAGTGTTGTTATTAGTATTAGTATTGGTTGTAGTGGTTGTATTAGTAGTGGTTAAACTATTGCCTTCACAATATTGTGTGCCCATATCACAATCGCCTGTTTGAGCAGAGGATAAAAAGAAGGGCGCAAAAAGGAAAACGCAGTATAAAGTTAATTTTTTCATTAACCTAGTATAGAGTTTTTTTACAAAATTTTTAAGTGTTTACTTATGTTTCTAGTAAAAATTACGCTAAAGTTTTTGTTACAGATGTTGGTGTAACTTTTTCTGCTATTTCAGCATCTAAAGAAGCTTTCATTTCGGTAACTTTATCGCTACCTAATGCAGTTTCAACCCAGCCCTGAACATCGCTTGGTTTCAAACTAGACCAATTAATAAAAGATGACAGGTCAGAGGTATCTAAAGTTTGACTGCCGTAAACCGTTGCTGTTTGAAAATTATCTTCAGAGTCTTTATTAGTGTCATCGGTAGCTGTGAGGCGCCAATGCACATTATGCACTACATCTGATTTTCCGCTCTTTGTGGGGTAGGTATCACAAGTTGAAACATCCCATGCGTATGATATTGCCATTTTTATTTTCCTTTAAGTGTGTTTATTTCAGCTTGTAAAGCTTCAATCTGTGCTTGTTGTTCTTGAACTGCTTTTATTAGTACAGGTGTTAGTTTTAAATAATCTAAACTATAATCTGATTCGTTTTCATCATCTTTAGGTTCGTGTTGTAAAAGCCAAGTGCTATTTTTTTCTATACCTACTTCACTCAAAGATTCCTCTAAATCTTGTGCTATCAAGCCAAACATTTTAGGAGAACCTTCATCGTCAATTTTATAATTGTACTGACTTGGTTTTAATTTAGAGATCAAGTTCAAACCTAAATCTAAATCACTTATATCTCTCTTAAAATTTTTATCTGAAGGTAAGGAATTAGCATTTGTACTTATTGTTCCAACTTGTACTGTGTCTTTTCTTAAATCAACTAAGACTCCATCACTTGTCAATCTGTTTAAAAATAAAGGTGTTCCACCACTTTTTGTAATTCTACATACGTTACTTTCAAATTCAAAACCCTCTGAAGCCCCAGATGCACTTGTTTTGTTAATTAAAAAATCACCACCAGAAGCAATCCTGACTCTCTCACTACCACCAGTTGAAAATCTTAAACCATTACCACTGCCAGCAAAAAGATCCTGCATAGCATCTGTGTTATCAAAGAAAAAACTAGCTTTGGTAGTGCCATTATTAGCCATAGTAAGTTGTGTAAATCTATCGCCATCATTGTCTAACCTAAGTTGATCACCATTATCCCCTTTTATATCGACTTTTTGATTTGGACTTGTGGTCCCTATTCCAACACGACCTGCTGCTGACATATCAAGCGTAAGAGCAGTAATTTCTGAGCCACCATCGTTACCTTTGAATACAATGTCTTTATCTTGTACTTTAGATTCTATGACAAAATCAGAAGATGAATTTACTAAATCTCCTATCGCAGTACCACCATCTTTAAATGTTACATTACCACCATCAGCATCAAGAATGATGTCACCTGCAACATCTATTGTTAAGTCACCGCTAGATAAATCTATTTCTGTGCCGTCTATAGTTATGTTATCAGCAATCAAACCAGCATTAGCTGTTACTGTGCCATTGAAACTTGCATTACCAGCTTCGGACATATCAAGTGTTAACGCAGTGATTCCTGAACCACCATCATCGCCTTTAAAAATAATATCTTTGTCTTGTACTTTAGACTCAATAACAAAATCAGATGAAGAATTTACGAAATCTCCAATAGCGGTGCCGCCATCTTTAAATGTAACATTACCACCATCAGCGTCTAGAACAATATCGCCTCCAACATCGACAGTTAAATCAGCAGCATCAGAAATAGTGGAGTCGTTTATCGTAATATCGTCGACTGTTAAAGTAGTTAAAGTTCCTAAACTAGTTATGTTGGTTTGTGCTGCATCTGATACTTTTAAATTAGCAAAGGCATCTACCATAGCGGCACCAGAACCAGCGCCGTCAGAGTAAATAGCTTTTACTTCTCCTGCTGGTACAGTTACATTAGCGCCACTACCTTGCGATATAATTATGTTTTGTGAGCCTGATGTTCCATTTTCTATAAACCAAAGTTTAGATACTGTGTTTGGTCCAATAGTAATAGTACAAGCACTATCAAGCGTGCCTGTGTATTTTAAATAAATGCTTCTGCCGGGGTCTGTTGAACCATCAGCTATTGTAGTTGTATGCGTATCTGCGTTTGTAGTAATAGCTTCAGTGCCAAAACTAAATGCTTCTGCGATTAACTCTAAATTAGTATTTGTTGATGTTCCCCAAGTTCCTGATTCGTCACCTGTGGCTATTTCTTTTAATCTTAAATCATTTACATAAGTTGCCATGTTTTTTTACCTTTATGCTACGTCTTTCCAATTAGGTGTTTGAGTTTCAGAAACGTCAGACCACCCAGGAGTTTGTACTTCGTTTATATTACTATAATTTGGCGTTTGTGTGTCATCAATTTTAAACCAAATTATAGTTTCTCCAACTTCACCTGTGGCTGTTAAAGCAGTAAGAATTACGTTAGTTTTAGTTAAAGTGCTTACAGAACCAAGACTAGAAGTTGTTTCTTGCCCTGTTAAATTTAAAGATACAGGGGCCGTAACACTTACAGTGCCTAAACTAGAAGTTCCTGCTTGACCAGTAACTGTAATTGTTGCCCCAAATGTAACAGTTATACTGCCTATACTTGCAGTGGCTGCTACTCCTGTAATCTGTGGATTGTCTGTGTGACTAACAGTAGTCGTACCTAAGCTAGTAGTGCCAACAACACCAGACAAAGTGAACTTAGCATTGTGATGAACTGTTGAAGTTCCTAACGCTGAAGTAGCAACTAAAGTAGATAAAGTAACACTTGCTTCGGCATCTGTGGTCACTGATACCGAGCCAACGGTCCCAAGTAAACTTGGTAAGGTAGCAACTGCTTGCGCATTTACTCCTACTCCTGCTACAGCAGAAGTTGCATTTTGACCAGTTACAGAAACGTTTGCCTCTGCATCTACAGTTATAGTGCCTAATGCTGAAGTTCCCGCTAAACCAGATATTTCTACAGGTATGGGTTCACTCCAAGGACCCTGACCCCAGGTGCCTCTACCCCAACCTGTTATGTTAGCCATTCAAGGCCTCCTTAAGCTATTCTTATAATAGCTGTGCTTGCTGCAGCGGCTGGAAACACGATTGTAAAATCACCAGCAGTAGATGTTTTGTCTCCACCAAAATCAATAGTAGCTACAGATTTATTACTGTCAGATGAATTATAAATCATGCAACCTCTAGCTGTGACAGTAGCCGTACCAAAAGTTAAATCTGCAAAATCTGTGAAACCTGTGGTTCCGCCAGTTGTAGGATCTACTCTAGTTAAAGTGCCACCACCGGAAGAGTAATTAGTACCACTAGCTTGACCAGTAGTAGTAAAAGCAGTAGTCGTGGCTCCTAAAGTAGCTGAACTTGTGTATAAAGCTAGTTTAAAAGTATCACCACCAGAGTTTTTAAAGTTGTGTACCGCTTCAAGTAGCTCTTTCTTGAAACTAGTTGTAAGTGTCGATGATATTGCCATGTTTATATCCTTTTTATAATTTTAGCCAAGTCCTCATCACCGCCTTTTATTAGCTCTTGAATCAAACTGGCTTTGTATGATTTTATAGCATTTTTTATGTAAATTAAACAAACTTGATAAATTAAATCTCGATAAGCTTTTGCTTGTTCAATAACGTGTGGTTCATAGTCTCCAGAAGCTTGCACTAATTTTTCTGTTAAACGCTCTGCCCAAAACTCTGGTGGATGTCCACCAAAGTTAGCTGTTTTTGCTTCTACTATACCTAATTCTGGCAATCCGCCAGGAGTTATTTCGTCTACCATTTGTTTGGCTCCACTGGTTTTAAATGTTCATCGTGACGACCAATCAAGATTTGTTCCTCTGTAACCTTTTTTTCAAAAACACTTTGCTTTTGCACAGTTAAAACTCCGTCTTTTAAAACAGGAAGTAAAGGATCTTCTAGTCTATGATAGCCGTAAAGCTTTTCATTTAAAGGTATCGAGGTATCTAACAGTCCGCTACTGGAAGCAACTTCTATCTGCATACCTGCCTCTGAACATTTGCATAACCAAAACTCTACGCAAGCTCTACCTGCTTCAGCAAAATGTAAATTACCTTTATATGAAAAATCTATACCAAATAATTTTAAACAACCTACTTGATTCCAAAGTGCAAAAGCAATCGCATACGCTACTGTGTTGTTTAAATAATGACAGTTTAAATCTTTGACTATCTCTGCAATAGGATACTCCATTAAATTTTCATTACAGCGTTCGTCATCTACACAAGTATAAATAGGCTTGTCGTGTTTTAATAAAAGTTTACGCATACCTTCAGTTTGACCGCCAGCATTATCGGTATCCAAAAACCTAGCAGGTGGGTCCATCATAAAAACTCTGTCGTGATAAATTACTGAAGCCACATTGTTTATAGCCCAAACCTCATCAAAATGTTGACTGTGTGATTTAGCTAAATTGTATTCTAATTGACTGGATCCTAGTCCAACGATGCCTACTGTCTTCCCCTTTAATTTTTTTATCGGCTTCACTTACGCCCCTAGATTTATGTCACATTTGAACGCAATGAATCATATCTGTATTCATCACGTCTACCTCTTGCCTCTGCTCTATTTTTCAATCGTTCTATTTCTTGCACAAATCTATTTTCATACAAGGCCATGATATCTTGATCTCCTTTTAAAAAAGTATATGCCTCTACTAAAGTTCCATATAAAAGCGCGTTTCTAGCATTAGTAGATAACCAAGTTCCAGTGGTATCTGTAACTAAACTATTTGGTTTATGTAGATAAGTTAGTTCAACAGAATAATTTGTGTCAGGTACAGGAGCTACCAATAAAGTAGAGCCATCATCAGCAGCGGTTGATAATTCTTTATCATAATCTGCGTAATACTTTGGCAGTCCTCGTAACGAAGAATCAGCTATATCTTTGCTATATTCCTGCATAAAACTAGAATGTTTTTTTGAAAGATAATGATAGTCACTATTACCATCTATAACTGCTAAAGAAATACTTAAAACAAAATCTGTTGGGCAAGTTAAAAATCTATTGCCTGTAGTCACATTACCTGAAACTGTTTTTTTAAAAAAATCAGACTGCACTAATTCAAAGATTCTGTCCTCTGCTGATTTTATAAAATCGTCTAACGAAGCTACAAAAGTAGTTTCAGAACTTTCTACAAAATTTTCTACTAAAGTTTTTAATTCAGTTAAGGTCATGTTGTGATTGTAACATCTCCAATAGATGCTGTTAATTTGTTTCCTAAAATAATCCTACCGATAGGATCATCATTAGTTGTCACTCTGCCTTGTCCAACCTCTAAATCAGTGTCTGGTCTAGGATCACGCAAAGCTTGAGGGTCTGCTGGTTTGTGTCTTGGTTGTAGTTGAGGATGTTTTTCGCTGTAGTCTTGAGGGCATACTCTGAGTCCGTTCCATTGTTTTTTAAGCTGATTCAAACGAAAACGTTGACCACAAATGTCACATAGTCCATACGCTTTTTTACCAACTGCATAACTCATGCTTTCCTCTGTTTTCTAAGAGCTTCTTTACCTTTTTTAAAAATACTTACCACTTGATTTTTACCCATAACTTTAGCACGCTGTTCTCCTACTGTAAGTATTTGAATTTTTCGTGCAAAAGGTTTCTTGATCTTTTTCACTTTTGCCACCGTAGCTCTAGCATCTGCTGGGGTAGCAAATTTAATCCTCACCGTGTCTTTTGGGTTTTCGTCAGTATATAACCTACGTCCTGAACCTTTTGGTTTTTTACCTGTGCCTTTTTTTGGGTCTCTTTTCTTAGGCATTAGATAACGGTTCGGCCAGGTAAAAATCTGGAACTTACACTGTCTATATCTTCAAAAGCTGCTCGATCAAATTCTTCATCATAAACTTGTTTTAACAAAGCTATTTTTTCAGGAGCTCTTTTCATAGCTATGTAATAGGCTAGTCCAGACACTAAACAAGGTATAAACCTAAAAACTACTTCCATGTTATTAGT